ATGGTCTGAAGCACTTCGTTCGTACCCCGATGGCAACGTCGATGGACGGAGATTTCGACACTGGTAACGTTCGTTACAAGGCCCGTGAGCGTTATTCCTTCGGCTGGTCGGATCCGCTTGGCGTGTTCGGCTCCGCAGGCTCGCCGTGATGTAAGAGAGGGGGGTTGCAAAACCCCCCTTTTGCTGTATTCTCAAAGGACTAGGATTTTTACTCGTACTGGACTGACCTAGCAGACTTTAGTAGAGACGGTACGAGGATGTGCTACTAACACGAGAGGTTTAACATGGCACGTACTACTTTCTCCGGACCAGTCGCGTCCGACAATGGTTTTCTTCCCCCGGTTGTTTTAACTGCTAATCTTCCTCCCGCTGCTGACACTCCTGTTGGAGCGGTCTATATCGTTTCTGACAACGGTGCAGGTAATAACGAGTACTGTCTGGTAATCAACACTGGCTCTGCTTGGGTTACGGCTGTCGGCGCTGCGCTTTCCTAATAGGGGCATATCATGGGGATGCAATATGATGTTTTTGCGTCCGCTCCGCTGACATCATCGGGGCAGATCGAAGAAGTTACTGGGACGACTGCTTTAGGTCGAACTCGTATTAAAACTATTTACGGGATTTCTGGTTCAAGTGCAGGGTCTGTTTCGTTATACAACGGAACATCAAATTCTGCTCCTTTGCTTATAACAGTCAATTCACCAACAGCCGCTAGTTCTGGAACCTTTTGGTTACCATTACCGGGTGAAGGTATTTTGGCTCAGGATGGCGTTTACGCAGAAGTTGTAAACGCTGTTTCAGTAATGATCATCTACGGATAACCAAAAAATGCAAAATGAAAAAGGTTACACGTTGGCAGGTAAGAAGATCTTCTTCGGGATCCCTGCTTACGACCACAAAGTTTCACTCAAACAGGCTATTTCTTTGATGCGGTTCGCACAAGATGCACCGCCTCATGGTATTCAGGCTGCTGTAGGAAGTATTTGTGGGTGTTCCGTGGTATCACGGGCACGTAATCTTTTAGTTGCAGACTTCTTGGAGTCTGACGCAACGGAACTAATGTTTATTGATGCGGACATCAACTTTGAGCCGCAAGACATTTTCCGGCTTTTGGCTTGGGTATCCGAACCCAACATCGGGATTGCTGCTGGCATTCCTTGTGCTCGTAAGGTTGAGAAGACCTACATAGTTACCCTTGATGAAGATGACGGCAAAGTCATTATGAACAACATGGGACTGGTACGAGCCAAGCGGGTTGCCACGGCGTTTATGATGATTAAGCGCAAAGTGCTAGAAGATCTGGTGGCTAATAACCCCCAGTGGTCCTACTGGGACGACAAGACTGAGCGCACTTTATCGGCGGTCTTTGACTTCATGGTCAAGGATAATTCTTACGTTGGTGAAGACTATCTATTCTGTGACCGCGCCCGCGAGATTGGGTATGAGGTCTGGGTAGATCCCACCATTAAACTGGGCCACATGGGAACCATAGAGTACGCAGGCGACTTTGGTAGGGAAGCCTTCTACCCCCGCATGGTCCAAGATAAGGTTGCAAATGGCTGAAAGATCTAAAAAAGAAGCGGCGTTAGATAAGTTAAATATGCTGGGGCTATATGCTGAAGAAAAGAATGTCCCCCGGCGTATTAAAAACGCTATTCTTGGTGAAGATGATTACGGTACCTCACTTAGTAAAGGTGCTATGCAGGCAGCCGATGAGGCAGCAAAGGAATATCGTGGACGCACTGGACATGGTGGCAAAACTAGGGGTGAAGTAGACTCTGAGGCCATGACTGAGGCTAGAAAAGCCGCTAAAGAAACCGCATCTGAAGAACGCCGCGAAGCCCGTGGAATGAAAAAGGGTGGATCTGTATCTTCAGCCTCCAAACGTGCCGATGGCTGTGCTACTAAAGGCAAGACCAGAGGGAGAATGGTGTAATGGCTAAGACTCCTGCGTGGCAACGTAAAGAAGGCAAGAACCCAAGCGGTGGTTTGAACGCTAAGGGTCGTGCTTCTTATAACGCTGCTAACCCCGGCAAACCCGGACTAAAGCGCCCACAGCCTGAAGGTGGGTCTCGTAGAGATTCATTTTGTGCCCGAATGAAGGGTATGAAAAAGAAATTAACGTCAGCCAAAACGGCCAACGATCCAAACTCTCGCATCAACAAGAGCCTCCGTGCATGGAACTGCAAAGAAGGTGGCTCTGTTCGTGGGGGTGGTTGTGAGATTCGCGGCAAAACCCGAGGGAAGATGGCCTGATGGAAATGATGCTTTGGAATATGGTGTTGACTACACTGATAGGCATTCTTGCCTATATGGGTCACGAGAAGGCTTCAGAAATCAGTAGGCTCAACATTCTTCTTAACAAGACTCGTGAGGAGGTGGCTCGTGATAACGTCACTCAAGCAGAAATTACAAAGTTGGTGGAACACATTGATGCAAGGTTTAACCGCCTTGAAAACAAAATTGATGGGCTTATTCAAAGGGGATAAGAAATGAAACGGGTTAAACGTTATGCCGCTGGTAAGACTGTCGAGTCAGATTACGAATCATCTGATGACGCTAAAAATTTACGTCTTGCGGCTGACCGAGAGGCAGTAGAGTACGAAGGCGAAAAAATTGCTAAACCCTTGCGTGAGGCTGCTGAAGCCGCTAAAGCCGAACCCGCAAAAATGGCTTCTTTCAAAGAGGCTTTTGCCGAGGCTCGTAAATCTGGTGACAAGACGTTTGAATATATGGGTAAAAAGTACACCACAGATTTGGCTGCTCCAAAGTCTACATCGAAATCAGAAACTCCTAAGTCTAGAACTTTTGCTGAAAAACAAGCCGCTGCAGGAGAGAAAATGCAAGGGGCTTATAGAGGGGCGGCTGAAAATGTTAAGCGTGGTCTTCGGTCTTTAGTTGGTATGAAAAAAGGAGGTTCCGTTAGTTCGGCTTCTAAGCGTGCTGATGGTTGTGCCCAGCGCGGTAAGACCCGTGGAAGGATGATTTGAAATGCCTAAACTCAGCGAAATAGTTGCAGCAGGTGGGGTACTACCGGCGTTAGCCTCTGGAGCAGCGGGTAAGGAAAACCGTGGTTTTGCTTTTGGTCTTATTCCCGGTCTTTTGTATAAAGACAAGTATAGAGACGATCAAGAGGATCGTCGTAAGGAAGAAGAGATGATGGCTGCGCAGGCTGCGGGAGGTATGAAAAAAGGTGGAAAAGTCAAAAAGATGGCAAAAGGTGGTTCGGCTTCTAAGCGTGCTGATGGTTGTGCTGTTCGTGGCAAAACCCGTGGAAGGATGGTCTGACATGGGAACCGCTCAACTTCTTCATCTTTTATCTATTGGCGCTAGGAATCTGGCTGAGTCTAGAAAACCCAAAGAAGAGCCTAAAGAAGAAAAGAAGGAAGAGAAAAAAGAAGAAGTTGCGCCTGAGCCAGAAAAGAAACGTTCTGGTGGTGTAGTTGGTTCTGCATCAAAACGGGCTGACGGCTGTGCTATTCGGGGTAAAACCCGTGGGAAAATGGTCTGATGCCTGCCGTATCAGCCAAACAAGAAAGATTTATGCAAGCGGTGGCTAACAATCCAAAGTTTGCAAAGAAAGTAGGTGTCCCCCAGTCTGTGGGACGTGAATTTACTAAAAAGGAAGGTGGTACCGTGAAAGAGTCAAAAGCAATGATGAAAAAAGAAGTGTCCTTTATGAAGAAAAAAGGCGCTCCTAAGTCCATGATCAAGCATGAGATGGCTGAAGCCGGTATGAAGTACGGCGGCAAGGTCAAGAAAATGGCTGGTGGCGGACTGGCTGCTGGACACAAAACGGCTGACGGTGTTGCTAAGAAAGGCAAGACTGACACCAAAATGGTTGCCATGAAAAAAGGTGGCGGCGTTAAGAAAATGCGTTCTGGCGGAAAGTACTGCTAAATGAGACCAAGCCGGGGGATGGGCATCATTAACCCATCAAAGATGCCAAAGGCCAAGACGATCACCCGCAAGGATGATCCGAATAAGGTCACAATGTATGCTAAGGGCGGTGAGTCTAAGGTGAACGAGGCTGGCAATTACACCAAACCCGGTATGCGAAAGTCTCTGTTTGAGCGTATTAAGGCTGGCGGTAAGGGCGGGGCTCCGGGGCAGTGGAGCGGTAGAAAAGCACAAATGCTTGCTAAACAATATAAGGCTAAAGGCGGTGGTTACAGAGACTAAAACCTGCACTATGTGCGGGGAGGAGAAGATCCTTGATTTGTTTAGGAATCGAGGTGGCGCTCAGAAGCACCTATTAAAAAGTAGGTGCAATACTTGTCTTTATAAGGAACACCGCCGCTGGACAGAAGAGAACCCAGATAGGGTTAAGGAGTACAGAAGTAAGGATAGTTGGACGCTTGCTAAGCGATGTGCCAGGCGTGGTATTACACCAGAACAATTGGTGGACGCTTATGAACGACAAGAGGAATGTTGTGCAATCTGTAAAAAAGATATTGAGTTGATAGATAGCGCAATTGACCACAACCATGAAACTAACGAATTTCGTGGTGTTTTATGCAAACAATGTAATAGGGCTTTGGGTATGTTTCAAGACAGTGAAAAAGTGTTGCAAAATGCCTTGGATTACTTAAAGATGTTTGGCAGTTATGGCTACAGGGATTAGATTCCCGGTTTATGACGCCAAGGAAGACGGGAACGTATTTGAGTGGATTTTGGTAGCGTCAGACGACTATAGGCAGATTAGGCAAAGAGAACGATATGTCCAACTTGAAAAAGCCGCAGAGAAGTCTGAAATCATGGACCGCTCAAAAATGGCGAACTAAAAGTGGCAAACCTTCTACGCAGGGACCGAAGGCTACGGGGGAAAGATACCTCCCTTCCGCCGCCATCTCAGCGTTATCGCCGCAAGAGTATGCTGCCACTACTAGAGCCAAGCGAGCCGGAAAAGCCAAAGGAAAGCAGTTCGTCGCCCAACCAAAAGGCATCGCTGCTAAAACCGCAGGACACAGGAAAGTAACGTAATGGCTACTACAGGGACTACCGCCTTTAATCTGGACCTCAACAATATCGTTGAGGAAGCCTTTGAGCGGTGTGGGCAGGAGTTGCGTACTGGATATGACATGCGCACTGCTCGTCGTTCTCTTAACTTGTTAACCATTGAGTGGGCTAATCGGGGTATTAACCTATGGACCATCGAACAGGGGTCTATTCCCTTAAATCAGGCCCAGATTACCTACGCCCTGCCTAACGACACGATTGACCTGATGGATATGGTGGTTCGAACCCAGACCGGTATTGATCAGACGGACATCAATATCAACCGGATCTCAAGCAGCACGTATGCCACGATCCCCAACAAGAATGCGCAAGGTCGTCCCATACAGGTTTGGATAGACAGGCAAAGTGGTGGAGAAAACGTTACTGGCAAAACCCTGACAACGACTATTAACTCGTCTGCCAACACGATTACCCTCAGTTCTGTGGAAAACATGAACTACATTGGGTTCATCAAACTTGGTAATGAGACCATCGGATACAACGAAATATCAGGGAATACCCTACAAAACTGTGTCCGTGGCGTGGATGGAAGCACCCCTGCGGGTCACTCTAGCGGTGCAATAGTGACAATTAGGAACCTCCCAAACATTAACGTCTGGCCGTCTCCGGACCAGTCGAACTACTACTCCTTTGTTTATTGGCGGCTACGGCGCATTCAGGACGCCGGTAACGGCTTGAATACTGAGGACATACCTTTCCGTATGTTGCCCTGTATGGCGGCTGGATTGGCCTATTACCTATCTCTAAAGATACCTGGGGCAGAGAACCGGATTGAGATGCTAAAGGCTGCATACGAAGAACAATGGCTGCTAGGCTCAAGTGAAGACCGCGAGAAGGCTTCCCTGCGTCTGGCCCCAAGGCAGTACTTTTATTGAGGTGAGCGATGGCTGGTCCAAAGTTTGCCTCTGGCAAGTGGGCGATAGCGGAATGCGACAGATGCGGATTTCGATACAAACTGAAAGAGTTGAAAAAATTGGTCATCAAGACCAAGAACATCAACCTTCTGGTTTGCCATACCTGCTGGGAGCCGGATCAGCCCCAGTTGCAGTTGGGTATGTATCCGGTCTACGACCCGCAGGCTTTGAGAAATCCACGCCGGGACAATTCGTACATTCAGGCCGGTTTGACAGGTATTCAGACCGAGACTTTAAACCTGCCAAACGAGGATGTGGACGCCTTTGGTACACCCTCCGGCGGAAGCAGACAGATCCAGTGGGGGTGGAACCCTGTTGGTTTGAACGATCCCTTGCAGTTATCCGGGTTACCCAATAACCTAGTGGCTAACGGGGAAGTAGGGACAGTAACCGTAACCATTACTTAGGAGTAAAAGATGGAAAAGACTGCGATGAAAAAGGTCGCCAAGGCCGAAGTCAAAGCCCACGAGAAAAAGATGCACGGGGCCAAAGGCTATCGGGCTGGTGGAAAAACCAATTTGGAAATGAAAAAACTTGGCCGGAATCTGGCTAAAGTAGCAAACCAGAAGTCACCCATGATGCGTGTTCGTAAAACGGGGATCTAACATGGCTAAATTCTCTAAGAAGGTTGGCGGTAAAGAGATCGGCCCAGCCGAGGTTTACGCTGCCCCTCATACTATGGACGGTAAAGCAACTAATGTAGATACCTACAGCGGTTACACCCCCGGCGCAAAAGAGATGGAGTCTATGAACCTTGGCGTTGGTATGGTCAGCAAGGGCAACTACAAGCCGATTAATCAATACGGCGTAGGTGTTATGCGTGGCTACGGTGCCGCTACCAAGGGCCGTAAGATCAGCGGGAAGATGGGCTAATGAACTACGCAACGCTGTTTAAGACGATTCAGGCTTACGTTGAGAATGACTTCCCGACGACGGTAGTCATTGATACTGCTTCGTCTAATACTAACTTTACGAATAAGGAGCAGATTGACACCTTTATTCGTCAAGCCGAACAGCGTATTTACAATAGCGTTCAACTTCCGGTATCTCGCAAAAATGTGACTGGAAACTGCACAACCGGCAATAAGTACCTCTCTTTGCCGTCTGACTGGCTGGCTAACTTCTCAGTTGCTCGGATCAATGCGGATCAGACTCAAGAGTATTTGTTAAATAAAGACGTTGAGTTTATTCGGGAGTCTTTCCCAGATCCAACTTATGTAGGACCACCGGCTTACTATGCCATCTTTAAAGGGCCGACTACGGTCCCGGGTGACGTATCTACGCTTATTCTTGGCCCTACACCTGATGACAACTACAACATGGAACTGCACTATTTTTACTATCCGCAGTCTATTGTTGACAACTCAAGCGGAACTTCTTGGCTCGGCCAGAATTTCGATACTGTTCTTCTTTATGGTTCGTTACTTGAAGCCTACACCTATATGAAAGGTGAGCAAGACGTTAACCAGAACTATGTAGCCCGGTACAATGAAGCCTTGGCTATGTTGAAACAACTTGGTGAAGGCAAGAACCGTCAAGATATGTATCGAACTGAACAAGCGAGGTATCCGGTCAAATGAGCAGCATGAGCGAAGTAGCATTTTTACTAGGTGGAAACAACGTCAAAGTGTTGACTACTTCGGGCCGTGGATTTACGCCTGAAGAAGTTGCCGAACGTGCGTTGGACAAAATTATTCATGTGGGATCTCAAACTCATCCTGCAATCAGGGATCAGGCTGAGGCGTTTAAAAATCAGATCCGTCAGGTTTTGGTTTTTTATATGAAGGAGGCGATTAAGTCGAACCACACGACTTTAGCCAACAAGTTCAGGAAAGCAGGACATCCTGAGTTCGTAAAACTTTTAGATGACTAAGGAGCCGTAAATGGCAATTACCCAAGCAATGACCACCTCCTTTAAAGCACAACTGCTTTTGGGGGTACATGATTTCCGTCCGTCAGCCGATACCGGCGCTGACGTTTTTAAGATCGCTCTGTATACCTCTTCGGCTACGCTGGATGCCAACACCACGGCATACACTGCTTCAAACGAAGTTGGTACTTCAGGCACTAACTATTCGGCTGGTGGACAGGCACTGACCAACACAGGTGTAACGGCAACCAACATCAATGCCAACACCGGTACGGGCTTTACTGACTTCTCTGATGAGACGTTTGTCAACGCTAACTTTACCGCTCGTGGCGCACTGATTTATAACAGCACGCCTTCGGCAAACAGCAACGCAAACACAACTCTGACCAATGCGTCTGTAGCAGTTCTGGACTTTGGTGCTGATAAAACCGCTTCTGACGGTGACTTCACTATCATTTTCCCGACTAACGACGCATCTAACGCGATCATTCGTATCGCCTAAGAGTTGTAGATGCCCGCTACTGGCGCATGGGACGAAGGTAGATACGGGTTCGGTGTCTGGGGCTCGGGGCAGATTGATGTCTCGGTCTCAGTCACCGGCGTTTCTGCGTCTGGGCAAACCGGTAATGAATCAGTAGGAATCGGCCAGAGTATTCTGGTTGTAGGGCAAGAAGGTGAAGGTCAGACCGGTACTGTTGTATTTACCCAAGTAGCAAACATTTACCTAACAGGGGTAGAGGGAACCGGAGAAACCGGAACTGCTGCAGTAAGTAGTAAAGGCAACGTAAACGTCACCGGTGTAGAAGGATTTTGTACGTTTAACCCAGTAGGCGTAAATGCTGGGGCTGATGTTGAACCAGCAGGTTTTGAACACGATGTTTTACTTGGTCAAGAAACTATTACCGCTGCAGCCAATGTCTTCCCAACAGGTGTTGAAGGCACAGGTGAAACCGGGCAACTTGCTCAAAACACTGCTTACTATCTAATCGGTGTTGAAGGTGAAGGTCAGACAGGAGTAGCCGCAGGAGATGCCGGTGCGTTTGTTCCGGTTACTGGGGTTGAGGGTGTTTGTACCGTAGGTCAGGTAACTCAGAAGACAATTAACAACGTCCCAGTTACGGGGGTTGAGGGTACGGGTGAGGTTGGCACTGTAACAATTCAGACCAAAGCAAACGTTTATCCTTTTCCTGTAGTAGCACTTGTTCTTCTTGGTGAATCAGAAGTTCAGGCTAAAGCAGTCGTACCCGTTACCGGTGTTCAGGCCGTTGGTCAGTTAGGCCAAGAAGAGGCCGAAGGCGGCGTATATGTTCAAGTCACTGGGGTTGTCGGTACAACACAATTAGGCGAAACTGACGAATCTGGTAAAGCAAATGTTTATGTAATTGGGGTAAGCGGTACAGGTCGTGTGGCTAGACCGCTTGTTTGGGGTTTAATTGATACGGCACAAACGCCGAATTGGTTGCCGCTTGCGGCGTAACTTAAGGAGTAAGAAATGGCGAGTACATACTCATCGTTAAAAATACAGTTGATGGCGACTGGGGAAAACTCAGGCACTTGGGGAAGTGTAACTAACACTAACCTTGGCACAGCCATCGAAGAGGCAATTGTTGGCTCGGCAGATGTTACGTTTAATAACGCTGACGTAACTTTGACACTTACCGATACCAACGCTTCTCAGTCTGCTCGTAACCTACGGCTAAATCTAACCGGTACGGTAACAACACCTCAAAGCCTAATTGTTCCAGCAATTGAGAAGGTCTATATCATCAATAACGGCCTTAGTCAGACGATTACGGTCAAAGTTTCTGGGCAGACCGGTATTGCAGTCCCTGCTGGCAAAACAATGTATGTGTATAACAACGCTACAGACTGCGTTGATGCAATTACTCACCTGACTTCTTTGACGCTTGCGACTGCACTTCCCGTAGCCTCTGGAGGCACTGGGTCAACCACGGCAACTTTTAGTGGTGCAAATATCACAAGTCTTAACGCATCCAACATCTCATCTGGAACTGTAGCAACAGCCCGTTTAGGTACTGGAACTGCTAACTCAACTACGTTCCTTCGTGGTGATCAGACTTACGCACCGGGTGTTTCTGGTCCTCCGGGACCTACCGGCCCTGCTGGCTCTCCCGGTCCTGCTGGCCCTACCGGACCTACTGGACCTAGCGGACCCCCGGGACCTACTGGCCCCACCGGCCCTACTGGCCCAACCGGACCCACCGGACCTGCTGGACCAACTAATACAAGTGCGGATCAAGTTGGCACTTATGCAATGGTAAGACCGGGTAGTACATTTTCTCCTAGCACTCTTACTTGGACATCAACTACTCCGGGTGGCAACTTAAGAGTTCCAAGGGCCAGTACAGGATGCCAATGCGGTTTGCCCAATTGGGCGCCGGTGGCCCCGGCTGACACTCCTTCCGGAACTTGGAGATTTAGTGGCACTGTATCATCAGGGCAAAATAGTGGTGCTCTTTTTGTACGAATTTCTTAGGAGAAAAATGTGTTGACTATCGAATGGGCAAAAAATCCTGTTTATATGGACGATACAGGTAATATAATAAATTTAACAGTTAAATTTGTTGAATTTAATGATCCAATGCTGTTTGCTGCAACCTCTTATGATCCTGAAGATTACGGAAGACAATTTTATGCAAACGCTGTTGCAGGTCAGTACGGCCCGGTAGCGCCTTATGTTCCTCCCGCCCCTATTCCTCCAACTGCTGAGCAAAATAAAAGTAAAGCAGTTAATCTTTTAACACAGACAGATTGGACTGCGGCTGAAGATGTTGGTAATCCTCAAGTTGCTAATCCTTATCTTGTAAATCAGGCTGAGTTTTTATCTTATCGTTCTGCTTTGCGTGCTATAGCAGTTAATCCTGTTGCTGGAGACATTCAGTGGCCGACAAAACCAACTGAACAATGGAGTTCTTAAAGTTATGGCCTATCCAGACGATGATTTAGCACCAGAAGGGTATAGAATTTACCCAACCGGCGTCCCTGAATTTCGTATGTATACCGATAAAAATAACGTTACGTCAATGCAAGTTAGATACGTAGATAAAAAAGTTGGTTACACTGGTCTATGGATGGATATAAATAAAGTAAAAGGAGAATCAAATGGTAATCAACATAGCGCCACACCATAGTTTTGTTTACGATGGTGCGGTTCTTAATGTATTTCATGCTAACAAAGGTGAAGGGCTACCTCGCCATAATCACAACTTTGCTCATGCTACTTTTTGTTGTGCTGGATCGTGTTATGTACGCAAGGAAAATAAAGAAATTCTTATAACAAAAGACTCCCAACCATTAAACCTTAAGGAAATTGATTGGCATGAAATTGAGGCCGCAGAAGACGGAACAGTTTTTATTAACGTCTTTGCGGAAGGAAAGTATTAATGAATGCAATGTGGCAAATGTGGGAGAACAGATTTTCTAAAGCCGCTTGCGAAAGAATTATATCCCTAGGAAATTTACTACCGGAAAAACAGGCTGAAGTTGGTGGCGGAGAAATAGGATATATAGATAAAGAAGTGCGTAGATCTAAAATTAGATGGCTAAGTGGTGCTATGCCTGATTTTAAAGATTTGTATTTAGATCTTGTTGATATGTTTCACCAATCTAATAAACTAGCATTTGGTGCAGAACTTTGGCATTTACATGAATTACAGTTTACTTGCTATAACTCTGAAGACCAAGGATGTTATGACTGGCACAATGATGTGTTGTGGCAATCAACAAACCCGTCGCACAGAAAACTTTCTATGGTCATTCAACTTTCTGACCCCAATAATTATGAAGGCGGAGATTTTGAAATGCAGCCTTTGTTTTTAAAATCTCCAGACCTTGCCGTGTTAAAGAAACAAGGAACTACAATTATTTTTCCCTCTTTTATAAATCATAGGGTTACCCCTGTTACTAAAGGCACTCGCTATTCTTTAGTGGCTTGGATGGAAGGTCCAAAATGGAGGTAACTTTCCAACATGTTTGTGATCCGTGTGAGTATTTGTTATTTGATAACGTGTGTACTCTTGAAAATTTAAATAAGTGTTTTAATGAGGCTAAATTAATTGAATCTGCGTTTGAAGATCCAAGTAAAACAGGTTCAGCAAAAATAGATTGTGGAAAATTAAAAAAACAAAACAATGGTGTTTTTTTAAATAAAATTTACACGCCTGATTTTGCTTTACATTCACCAATAAGTATTTCTTTAGTTAATATTTTTGAAATGGCAAAAGGAAGACGATATACGGCCCTTAGTCAAATGAACCATTTTAAAAATATTGTTGGATACAATATTTTGTTAAGTGCATATAAAAACAACGATTACTACGAAAGCCATCAGGATAATTCAGTATTGACCATTTTGTTTTGGTTTGGAGATTCTGATAATAAAGGCGGTGATTTAGTTTTTACGGATTTTAATCATACTATTCCTTTTGCATCAAATAGAGCGTTAGTTTTTCCCTCTTACTATCAACATGAAGTTACTAAAGTTGAAACAAATAAACAGGGGTATGTAAGGTACAGCGCAACGGCACTTTTATGTATAGATGGGCTACCAGTACCTAAACAACCTGCCACAGTAGGAACCAATGACTTTTAAACAAAAACTTATTAATGATGGTTTTGCACTTGTGCCTAACTTTATAACAGTTGAGCAGGCTAAAATTTTATTTGATAGGTATAAAAATTGTGAACTAATAAGTGACAAAAATGACTGGCAAGCGCCAAACTCTTCTCACTGTATTCTCAACTTTAAACCATTTTTAGAGTTACTTTGTGCAAAAAATATGGAAGTTGCTAACTTAGTTAGTGAAATGGTATTACCTACCTACACGTATGCAAGAATTTATAAAAACGGAAGTGTTTTAAAAAAACATACCGACCGTCCTGCCTGCGAAATTAGTCTTTCTGTTCATTTGCAAGGGGATAAAGAATGGCCTATCTATATGGAAAAACCAAACGGTAATGTTGTGGGTATTGCACTAAGGCCGGGTGATGCTGTTTTGTATTTAGGATATGACACCCCCCATTGGCGTGATGCCTATGATGGAAAGGAGTATGGTCAAGTTTTTTTACACTACGTATTAAGTAACGGTATTCATTGGGAACAATATTTTAATTTATCTTACATTGTGCAACAAGAAAGATTGGAGGTAGAACATGGCTAAAGATTTTCCTGATCTGACTGGCGACGGTGAAGTAACCCGTGCTGATGTTCTTAAAGGACGAGGCGTATTTAAAAAGGGTGGGAAGGTAGGCGAGAAGTGGATTCAGTCAGCCATCAAAAAACCCGGCGCTTTACGAAAATCGCTTGGTGTAAAAAGCGGCGAGAAAATCCCCGCAGGAAAACTTTCCAAAGCAGCCAAGGCTCCCGGCAAACTTGGTCAACGTGCGAGACTTGCCCAAACTTTAAAAGGCTTAAAGAAATGAAATTATTTGAAGAAGCCCAAAAGATTGACGGTGTTCAGGTCTGCAGTTCTCAAATCGAGATTGTCTGCTCACATTGCCAAGACCCCGTGAGCGAGGCCGAGGAAGCCAGCGGAACTTGCACTAACTGCGGTCAGCCTTGGAAGCCGAAACAGTCCGTTGCCGTATGGGCTGCATCGGTAAAAGCCGGGGCCCGTACTTGGGGTCAGTAGTGCAACTCTGGGCATTGACTTTCATATTTTTACTGCTACCTTGGATTTGGTTAATTTAGGGACGGGGAATGAATCTTGAGCCAATTGCCAGATCCGGGGAATCCCGCAGAAGCCGCTCGTGCGGCTTTAGGTGGCATAAAGGAAGCCATCAAGGTAGGACGAGAAATAAAGGAAGTTGGGAAGGAGATGAACACCTTCCTAGACGAAGAGGCTCGTGCCCGAGTGGCATGGCGCAAGAAGCAACAAGAAGTCCAGCGGCGTGGGGACATGATGTACATAGACGCCATCAACGAGTACCGGGTGCTTTACAACATCCGCAAGAATAAGGAAGAAGCATTTAAAGCAATTGAAAAAGAGTTTGGCAAA